GTATGTGAATAAATATGGACCAGAATGGAAGGTTCGATGGAGATTTGATGATCCTGCTGTTCCAACAGCAAGACATGACTTTGCACGAATGGGCCTAAAGTGCATGTTTATCTGTAAGAGAGACATTATTGAGCAGATTAAGACATGCAATACTCTATTGAAAGATGATTTAATTGCTGTTGATATTGAAACATGCAAAATGTTTCCTCTTGAAGCAGAGGCATATCATTATCCATCTAAGAAAGCTGGATTTGAATATGAACAAGAAAAGCCAGTGGATGACTTCAATCACACCATGTCAAACTTCAGATACACAATGGAAAACCTAAAAATACTTGAAAAGAAGGGTTCAATTACAGCTAACCATCCTCGCACAGATGGTAGAGTGCATGAAACGGTGTGGAAATCTCCGATGAAATCGTCTGCCGCCAGGTATATGCCAAGATAATATATGGATATTTATTCAGATGAATTAGGAAAGTTAGCTCCATTCTCCGAACCTAATGGTAACGGTAAGGTTGACGACCGCCTAAAGAGAAGATTGGCTCAGAATCGCAAGCCGACTTCACGCTCAGCATCAGATCAATGGGTGAATTGGAACTCAATGGCTGAACTTCTTGGTCAACCATTTGATATGACCAAGATTTCTCTTTCTAAATTAGAGCAAATGCAGCGCGACCCGATCCTTTCATTTGGACTGATGTTCATTAAAGTCCCTTTGGTTAGAGCACCTTGGTACATTAGATGTACGGATGCTAAAAGGGCAGCATTTGTGGATAATTGCCTGCGCAGAATTTATGGAAGACTTATCCTTGCATACACAAATTGCTTCTCGTTCGGATATTCAGCAATGGTCAAGCGTTTTGAATATGAGAATCCGGATTGGACATACGTGGATAGAGACGCAGAGGAACAACCGGAACTTCCAGTATGGGACAGCAAATCAGTAGATGCTTTAGTTTGGAAGCCTTTTCTTGCTTTGAATCCTCGCTATGTAACTCCGCATTGGAGCGCCATGGGAGATTTTGCTGGAATTGATTTTGCTCCACAATCTGGAATAGGAGCTTTCGGAACATCAGGATCGCCCCTTAGAGATTTCGCAGGAAATCCTTCAAGCAAGATTGCAGATATACCACTTGATTGGGCGCTATGGGCCACAAACGAAAAGGACTCAGTATATGGTTCGCTTTGGGGTTACCCTCGTTTAGGATATGCCTATAGATATTGGTGGAGCTATTGGTATAAGTTTGGATTAGCTGATAGAGCATTTGAAAGATGGGCTGACCCACCAATGGTTGTATATCATCCAGGTGAGGACGCATATGATACAGATGGAAACCTTGTTGACTATTCAGCAGAGGCTTTAGCATTTGCTGAACAGCTTAGATCAGGAGCTAATGGTTCTTTGCCATCTGATCTTCATTCTAACATCGCAGATGACAAAATTACAGGAGTAAAGAAGTGGGAAGCTGTCCAAATAGAGAGCAAGACAAATTTTGATGCTTTGGACACAACATTTAAATATCTTGATGTTCTTAAACTTCGATCAATGATGGTTCCAGAACAATCACTTATTGAAGGACAGGGGGGTTCATCATCTAGAAATGTTGCTGAAAAGTTCGGGGATATTTTCCAGGAATCACAAGCTATTGTGATGGAAGAAATTGATGATCTAATTAATAGATACATGATTCCTCAGCTTCTTGAGGTTAACTTCGGACCGGGAGGACCAAAGGCTGAAAAAATAACAACAGGATTTGATTCGCGCGACCTTGAAACAATGAGAGCAATCGTTGGAGCCATTGCCAACAAGAACGGTTCAGTTCCAGAAGTTGATGTGCGTGAAATGCTCGACCAGCTTGGAATTCCATTGCTATCGTGGCAGGAGACGCAACGAAATCTTGAAAAGATTGCTGAGGAACAACAGGCATCCAGTGAATTTGAGCTTCAGAAGCTTAGAGAATCAGCCGCACTAAAAGGCCACCAAGTACCTGGTTCAACAAATAATGCTGCAAATTCAGGAATGCCAACAAAGCCAAAGAAGAGGGACGCAAAGTTTGGAGAAGCAGGAGTAACTGAAGATGGTCTTTACTATAATGATAGAGAAAGAATTATTATTGTGGGCAATGAAAGATCAGAAGAAGACAAAGAAACTGCTAAAATGACTAAAGCAATTTTGGATGAAGTTGCAGAAATTAAAAAAGATTTAAAGCCAACGGAACCGCCTGTAGTCAACGTGGAAGTGAAGGCTGCGGAGGCGTCTCCAACGAAGAAGGTTAGAAAAACAATTGTTAGAGACGAAAATGGCGACATTTCTCACGTAGATGAGGAGGAGGTAATCGAAGATGAGCAAGCATAAGCATGAATGGGTGACCCAATATTATTCTTTTGATCCTATCGAGCATGATGAACCATATGAGGTTCAATATTGTGCTGACCGCGAATGTGGTCAGAGACGCACAAAAACAATGAGTGAAAGTCTTGTTGAAGAAGTGCGTGAATTTGAAGACCTACCAAGCGAAGACGTACAAGGAGGTGAATAAAGTGAGATTTCCAAGCATCATTAAGCCAGCTAGAAATATTATTGAAGCAGATAGTCTCGCGTTTGAAATGCGAGAGGAGATTTTTGATATTGAAGGAAAAAAGATTTTCGATTCAGAATTCTACTCACCAAACGCGCTAACAAATGATGGGCAGGCACACATGCTTAACGTGTGGGCTAGGGAGCAGTCTAACCTTAACAAGTGGTTGTTCCTTCTAAATATGGCTGCGGGAGCAGCGCCAACCAAGACTTCAACATTGGCGACAATTACTGAGGCGGTAACTATTAACACAAACGGTTATGCTAGAACGCAGATTTCAGCAACTGATTGGGGAGCACCGTCACTAGATTCAGGCGATCAGCAGATTACTGCTACACAGAAGACTTTTGGACCATTCACAGGAAATGTACCTGTTTCCCATGTGGCTCTAGCATCTGTGGCCTCAACATTCACAGGGACACTCTTCCTGTATGTGTCTACCGCGTATCACACAGCAAACTCAGCAGCAAGAACATTCGTATCAGGAGAGTCGTACCTAGTTACACTCAGAGACAAGCAGACGTAAGGTGATTTGTAATGTCAGCACGCTATACAGTTGAATCTAATGGAAATATCGCGCTTACGGCGGCGACTGCTAAAACCTGCCTTAGTTTCATTGCTGCTTCAGGTGGATTGTTCAGGGTAATTGAATTTGCCGTTTCATTTGATGGAACATCATCAAGTGCCACTCCTGTATTGGTTGAATTATGTTATTCAACACAAGCTGGTGCGGGGACAAGCACATCACATACTCCCGCCCAAACAGGAGGAGCCACAAGAACAATCAATGGAACAGCGGCAAGAAATTATACTGCCGAACCAACTACCTTAACAACATGGAAAAGATGGCTGGTTCATCCTCAAACAGGATTCGCCATGCAGTTTCCGTTAGGTAGAGAACCTGAAGAAGTGGTAACTGCTGATGCTATTTGTTTGAGAATAACTGCTCCTGCTAACGTTAACATGCAGGGCTACATGGAAGTCGAGGAGGGATAAATGCCTGAAAACAGTCAACATCAATTAGTGTGGGATATTGGCGACCCCGACTCAGAGACAAATCCAGTGTGGATTATTAAAGCTAACTATGCAAGTCTTGAGGAAGCAATTGAACAGGGCAGACATAATGTTAGTCTTGGCATGAATGTATTGGGAGTGGTCAATCTAACTCATAAGACAGCGGTTCACGAAATGTCTGAAGAAGAGCGGGAAGGTCATTACGTTTGGACTCCTAAAGACGATGAATAGAGAGGTCGGAAATGACGTTTCCGACTATTCCGACAACTGGTGCGAACACTTTGCTGTCAAGCACTACTTCGCCTGCGTCTACAACACACACTTTTCCTAATCTCACAACATTAGCCCCAGGCGCAGGAGACTTGATCATTGCCTGCTGCGTTCAGTATCAGGGCGGCACAGCCAATGCCGAATTCGGCACTTGGGGGGCTAGCCTTATTGAGTTCCTTGACGACGCGCTCGGCTCGGGCACCGGCAACGGGGCCAACGGCTTCGCCTACAAGATCGCTACCGGCAGCGAGTCCGGCACGTTCACCGTCACGTCCGCCCACTCATTCAAATCAGTCAACTTTTTAATGCGTATCCCGGCCGCAACGTGGCACGGCACAACGCCTCCTGAATGTACTGCCTCAGCACGAGCGGCGGGTGCGGCGGGCGACCCCGACTCGCTCTCACCGTCATGGGGCGCAGACGACACGCTCTGGATTGCTGTTGGTGGTCAGACCGAAACAAGCACAACAGGAAGCCCACCAACTCTAACAGCCTCGCCAACAAATTATTCTGGCGATCTTATCGTTGCTCGCGTTGCCGACGCAGTAGGTGATATTACGGCTGGCGTTGGATTTCAACAATTAAATGCCGCATCTGAGGATGTTGGGACTTGGACTGGAAGCAACCTCAACCGTGGTAATGGAATTGCCTCCGTTATTGCTGTACGTCCGGTTCTACCGCCGCCATTGA